CATCTTCGCCGCGCTTGATGAGCTGGGGTATGACATCCAATGGCAAGTACTCAACAGCAAGAATCACGGAGTCCCGCAGAATCGGGAGCGAATCATCATTGTCGGACATCTTAGAGGAACGCCCCGACCCGAAGTATTTCCTTTCACAGAAAGCGATAGACGGATTGATGAATCACAAACAGAAACACTTGGAAAAAGGGAACGGATTCGGGGCAACATTGCATCAACTTTAGCAGCACGAGACTACAAAGGAGGGGGTAATCTAATTCAATTAAATAATCCTATTCATAGCAACGATAGGGTTTATTCACCAAAAGGAGTGAGTCCAACTCTGAATACTATGCAGGGAGGTAACAGGCAACCGTTCATAGAAGTAACGCCGAGAATCAGAAGACTGACACCTACAGAATGCGAACGTCTCCAGGGATTTCCCGACGGATGGACAGCTGGCGTATCTGACAGTCAACGCTACAAGTGCCTAGGAAACGCCGTTACGGTAAACGTCATTCGAGACGTTATTGAAAGAATCATCAAAAATCTATGACAACCACACCATCGCAACCGAATAGGGAGGAATGGGATAAAAGACTTAACGAAACACAGATAGAACGACACATTTCTGGTCGTCATCTTATTTTGTTAAGTGAAAGAGAAGACTTTGAAGATGAGAACGATTGGATGTTTCTTGATGACTTTATTGAGCATATGAGAGTCCAGGCACTCGCGGAACAGAGGGACAGATTTGCTGAAATTGTAAGAGAAAAAATCAACAATCAGATGTGCGAACCTGTAAGCAAGATTGATATGGAGATAAACGAAATGCTAGAGGAACTTAAGAGCGAAATAATCATTGCCAGCATAACCGAACCAAATGTATGAAAACGATTAAGGAAAGCTGGAAGAGCGACAAGGGCAACCGCGACGGCTTAGGGTATTAACAACTAACACAATGAAAGGTGTATCGAGAGGTCGTGGGTTCGAATCCGAATAGTATAGTTTTTTCTTGCATAAACTTTATTTTATATGCTATAATAATAAAGCTTTTGTGTTGCTTAGCTCCCACATAATCAACTCACAAAAGCTGTTTGTGTTGGGTCTAAGCTAAAAGCATTTATTAAATAAATTGTAAAAATATGTTAAAAGTAAAATCATTTAAACTTGATGAAGATGTTGCATTCAATAAATTTGTTGCTGAGCATACACCATCAGAAAAAGGTCTTATTATCAATGAAAGTGGTATGGTAGTACTTTATCCAGATCCTACAGAAGATGTACTTACTACTGGAGAGGTAATTGTGAATATCAATGACCAAATTCGAAACCACAAGAAAAGAATTGTGGAGTACAAAAAAACTAAGATTTTGGCACAATTAACCCTTAAAAAGGCAAAAGAACGACTTATTGAGCTTGAAAAAGAACGTGAGGAATTAAGTTATGAAGATAAAGCAGAAAATAGTAAACGTATCAAAACATGTGAAGAAATTATTGGTGGTGCTAACCAAAATATTCTTACATCAGATGCTGCAATTGAAGAAGAACTAAAAAATATCGAAGCATCAGAAATCCTTATTAAAGAATATCTTGCAGAGGAAAGACATACAAATGCAAAAGTGAAATAATATTTTCTGGCGTGGTGTAAGAGTAAAACACTAGCTTAACAAATGAAGCGATGGATCTAAACAATCAAAAGACTTTAGGGGGTTTCATGAATAATCCCATTCAATCCAAAAAAGTATAAGGTGGCATATCGGCAGGAAAGCTGGGGAAACCCATAAGACTTAAAAGAGAAGCGACTCTCTCGAAACCGAAAAAGATTCCTTATCGCCGGAAAATTGAGTAAATAGTTTAATCGGTAAAACGTTAGCTTTAAAAGTTAAAATTTAAGGTTCAATTCCTTGTTTACTCAAACTGCAAGAACATAATCCCTCTTGCATATAAAAATATGATCGAAATCACACTGAACTCTCTAAAAGAGATCAAAAATCAGGTTGAATCAGCAATTGCTTCTATTGAAAACTTTATTGCTCAAAGTAATGAAATTGCTCCATCAGTAGCAGTTGAGGCACCTGTTTCTACATCAATTGATAATGTTGATGTAGAAACACCTACAGAAGCAACTACTGATACTCTTAATGCAGAAGCAGTAGTTCCTGCAACTGACCCATTTAACGGAGCAACATCTTAGTGTTATAATTTTCTAGGGTTAAAACCCGAGAAAAAAACGCTAGGATATTAGGCAGGTCTCACATCAAACCCTTGTGTTTGGTGGACATTATAGAAATCACTTATATCTATTGTGTCCACTCAACATAATGGCTTTCAAGTACAGAAAAGCTGAACACGTTGGAATGTCGAAACTCCAACCTATGCGATAACAGCTTTGCTGTACTAGGTAGCGATTAACATAAACTATATGGCAACAAAGAAAAAAATTGCAACTAAAAAAAGAGTTGGCGCCAAAACGAACACTTATGGTGCCAACCAGTATCTATACGACCCAAGACAAGAACTCTTCTGGGGATATTACACTAACCCAAACAGTGAAACTTTTAGTAATGCTTATCAATCAGCTGTTAGAGCTAAGTATGAGAACAATAGTGCTACACAGATAACAAAAACTGAATGGTTCAATGAAAGACTACGTAGAATGAACCTTTTCCAGAAAGCAGAGAAAGTTCTAGAAGAAACTATTGAAATGGAAACCTTTACACCAGTGATCGGACAGTACGGTCCAGTTTATGTTGAAGGTGATGAAATTGATGCAAATGGAATAAGAAGTAAAAAGCTATTGTTTGGACAAAATGATAAACTACTAAAAATAAAACAAGACTCTGCAAAATTTGTTGCAGAACGATTAGGGAAGAAACGAGGATACTCTACAAGAACAGAAGTAACAGGTGAAGATGGAAAACCTTTACCAACACCTATTTATGGTGGAATAAACACTATTCATGGAGCAGAACCTACAGATAGTAAATAATACACCTTTTCATTTTCAAGATATTACTTCTTTGAAGAAGATTTTTGCTTTAAAAAAAAGAATAAGAGCTGTTAAAGGTGGTACGTCTGCATCAAAGACAATTTCAATTCTCACTTGGTTTATTAATTATAATCAAGTTAAATACCAAAGACCAAAAATTAGTACTATTGTATCTGAGTCATTTCCACACTTGAACTTGGGTGCAATTCGAGATTTTAAAGCAATTATGATTGATCGTGGGTATTGGGACGAAAATCTTTGGAATGATGGAAAACATACATACACTTTTGAGACTGGAAATGTTCTTGAGTTTATGTCCATGGATAGTTACGGAAAAGCTCATGGGCCAAGACGAGATCTTTTGTTTTTAAATGAATGTAATAATCTTTCATGGGAAATAGTTGATCAGCTTATAATTCGTACTCGTGAAATAATTTGGATGGACTGGAACCCAAGTGAACAGTTTTGGTTTCATGAGCAAATAGAACCTTTTCGAGATGACTACGATTATATAACCTTAAATTACTTAGATAACGAGGCACTTGATGAAATAACTATTAGAGAAATTGAGTCACACAAACATAATCTAAGATGGTGGAAAGTCTATGGTTTAGGAGAAGATGGAGAATTACAACACAAAGTTTATAGTAATTGGAAAATCTTGGAAGAATTACCACATGAAGCAAGATTGATTTCTTATGGTCTTGATTATGGTTATACCAATGATCCTACAGCGATTGTAGCTGTTTACTATTTGAACAACGCATTTATTTTTGATGAAATAGCATATACAAAAGGTTTAAGTAACAAAAAAATATCTGAAATACTTTTATCTCAAAATCCATCGCCAGTTATTCCTGATTCAGCAGAGCCTAAATCAAATGATGAGTTGCGTAGTTATGGACTAACAGTAATTCCTGCAACAAAAGGAAAAGGATCTGTTATGCAAGGTATTCAATTCGTACAAGATAAGGCTTGCTATATTACTAGTAGGTCTGTTAATATAATTAAAGAGTATAGAAATTACAGTTGGAAAGTTGACGATAAAACTGGTCTTGTAATTAATGAGCCGCAACATGAATTTTCACATGCAATGGATGCAATCCGTTATGGAATGCAAATTAAAGATGTTCCAAGTCAAGTAGATAATTATGTAACACCAGTACCCTGGCAACCACCTGGATATGGTAAAAGTAATATTCCAAGTCAGTCAATTTCTCAGAATACACCGAGACTCTTAAAAGACCGAGTACATTTAGGAGATAAGTTAGAAGAATTTGAAAATTATCAAAGTCCACACCCTTGGGAACCAGCAGGAATGGGAACATGGTGGAAACCAGAAAATTAATTATATAAACATATGGCAACACTCACTGATGAACAAATAATTGCAAAAGGAATGTCTATTCCATCAAAGCCTGATCTTGAGGGAGATCAAAAAAAAGACCATATCACTCAGATATGTTTTGATTTGTTGATGGCTTCGCAAACATACAAACAACCAAGAATGAATACTTTGATTATGTATGAAGCAATGTATAGAAATGCGATTCCTCCAAAGTTTCGACAAATGTTTAATGTTCCTTTGCCAGTATTTTCAGGAATGATTGATACATTGCTTGCAGACTTTAATGATCAAATTCAAATTAGATACAACTCTCTCAATCCTGCACAGGACCTCGTAGTACCTAAAATTCAGGCCCATTGGGAAGCAGAACGAGATAGTTTAAATCCTAACGCTAACTGGAACTATAAGGCTCGTACAGACCGTTATAATGCCACTATTTCAGGTCGTGGTATTCTTAAAAACTTTGCTACAAGCGAACCTAAATATGAAAACTATCTAGAAGTTGTAAACTATAGTGATTTTCATTCCCAACCATATGGTGGAGGACAACTTGAAAGTCATTTATTTGCAGGGCAAGAAGGAATATTTAAAACATTATCTGATTTGAAGTCTCCTCATTACGAATCAAAACAAGTAGCTAAATTATCTAACTTTTCTTATTCAGATAAATTTTCACAAGATTTAAATAATACATATGGTGATAGATTAGTTCGTTTTAAATCTTTGAATCTTGATGTTGATACAAATTCGGTAACAGGTTCAAAAACATATAATCTTTGCGAATTTATTGTTACTTACGAAGATGGCGAGCGGTGGTACTGTCTATTTGAGCCTTGTTCTCGTATTTGGTTACGATGTTGTCCTTGGAAAGAAATCTGTCCATCAGGAAGATTACCTTGGGTATCATGGGCGACTCATGAAGACCATAAAAACTTTTGGTCAAAATCTTATGCTGATGACTTGTACCACCCTGCTGATGCTATTATCACGATGTACAATCAAGAACTTACTAATCGTGAAAAAAAGAACTTCAATGCACGTGCATATGACAGAGCAATGTTTCCGGATGTAGGTAAGCTTGATCAGGCACAATACCGAATGGATGCACTTGTTCCTGTAAATACAGGAGGAATACGAAAAATTGCTGATGGTATCTATGAGTTCCAAACTGCCGAACTCAAAGGTACTGTTGATTTGATTAACTTCACAATTAGTATTGTTCAAAGTTTTGTTGGAGTCAATCCATTATCTATGGGTGCACCAGCAGAACACGCTAAACCGTCCGTAGTTGTGTCTCAACAGCAACAAATGGCAAAACGTATCGGATACCGATCTGATTCGTTTAAAGAGGCATATTCTCGCCTAGGAATGCTTTATCTAGAAGGACTCAAAGAATATATGCCATCATCTGTTTCAGTTAGAGTTCTTGGTGAAAACGGATTTATTGATAATGCAGAGTTGAGACGCATTGAACTTAAAGACCTTGGAGACATTGGAATCTCAGTAACATCAAGTTCTGAACAAGAAAACATTGATAATATGAAAAGAGATAGTAGGGTAAAGGCGATTGATATGGTTGCTAAAAATCCAAATCTCACAGACTTGGAAAAAGAAACAATCTATCGTGATGTAGGACAATTCGATGAGGCAGATATTCAGTTATTGCTAAGTTCTAAATCTTACACCTCACGAAAACAAATCGCTCAAGCTTCAAAAGCAATCCAACAAATCCTAAATGGTAAAGAACCATCAATTTATCATGGTGCCGATATGTCATACTTGGACTACATGATGAATTTCATAACAGACAATGAAGACAAAATAAAACAAAAGGAAAAAAAGTTTGAAGATTTGATTACTAAAATAGGGCCTATTGTTAATCAAAATATGATGTTAATTGCCAAAAAAGAAGGTATTAATAAAATTCAAGATCAACAAGGTTCTCAACAACCACAAAATCAACCTCAGCCTCAAACTCAACAAGCGTCTCCTTCTCCTGTATCAATGGCACAAAAACAAGGTCAGATTAATCAATAGTTATGAATCCAAAAATTAGAAAACATATTGATGACTTGAAAACAAGATATGCTCAGTTTCCTGATCATCTAAAAGAAGAAATTCAATGGCTTGAAGAAGTAGAAAGAAAATATTCTAACACTCCTCTTCTTGCTAGTTATCGTGAACATGAAATATCACAAAAACTTTTAAAATCTGCAATGTCTCGTTATTCAATTGCATTTGATAGAGTTATTAATGATGAGTTTATGTCACAAGCGGAAAGAACAGCATGTTTTGCTTGTATGGAATGGGCAAAATGGTATATTGATATAGTAAGTGAAGACCCGGAAGAAGATTTGCAAAAACTCGATCAGCAAATTATTGATATTGCAAAAAGAAATGGATTAGAATAATTACTTATCCACAACTTCATTGTAATAAATTAAAAGCTAGCTTATACTAAATTTATATGGAAAAACCAAAGTCATACAAACCTATGAAAAGTAAGAGTGATTATCCATCAGTAAGTGCAAATCAAGGAACTTCTGAGTGGGGATATATTTCAGAAGGTGCTGGGGTCGAAAAAGATACTGTTGTATCAAGTATTAATAAGTCCAAATAACTCTATGAAATCTAAGCACGAGAAAAAATTTAAATCTGAACCAGGAAAACGAGATAGTAAAAAGTTACTAGCTCGCGTAAAACCTAGTAAAGGAAATAAACAGATCGGGCAAGGTAGAGCATATGAAGCATAATCTATGAAAAATAAAAAAATGCTACAAAGAGTTAAACCTGCACAAGGAAATAAAGAAATTCCAAAAGGAAGAGCATTTACTAACAAAAAGAAGTTTATTAAATAATCATTAAATTATGACAAAATCTCAAATCGTTGAAAAACTAAATCTTGCAGGAGTAGAATTTGACTCATCACTTACAGGAAAAGCACTTGTTGCACAGTTTCCCGAAGTGTTTCAAGACGAACTTGATGCTTCAACAGAAGAAGAAGACGTAACAGTATCTGTAAAATCTTCACCTACTAACTCGGTTCATTTTAAAATTAGAAATATTACTGCAAAAGGAGGATATTCTGTAAGAACATTTTCACGTGAAACACATGGTGAAAACTTCAAAGAACAGGCTGATGAATTTGAAAAAGCAAATACGCATATTAAAGTGCAAAACTCTGATTCAAAAACAAATGCAGAAGAAGTAAAGAAAGTCTCCGACTTCAACCGTCAGATTCCTCAATGCATTCTTGATCGAAAAGACGAATAGCATGGTAGAGCAATTAAAATTAGTTTTGATTGCTCACTCGATGTCATTCGGACATCAAATGTCGGTTCCCAGCCGAAGCATAAATAACGGGAAGTGGTATGCGCCACTATAAAAAATGTTTAATTATGGATCAAAATGAACGAGCAGAAAAGTTTGCCCAAGACGAAATTTCGAAAATTCCACCTGGCGACAGAATAAAAGATCGTACACCCGCACCTAAGGAAGCAGAAGAAGTTCAAGAAACTGATGGTACTGAAAATGATGATTTCAAATTCGTACCACCAGTAGAAGACGAAGAATCTGATGACGAAGATGAGGAAGACGACGAATCCCATGAAGATGATGAAGACGATGATAATCCCTCAAAAATTCCTAAATCTTTTTTAGATAAGGAAAAAGCTAAGCGATTGAAATTAAAAGAAGAAAATAAGCGACTAAGGCAAATAGTTGCAGATTCTATCGGTAAAAAAGTTGATGATGTTTCTGAAGATGATTTTTCAGAACTTACCGACGAACTTGCAAAAGAACTAGGTATTGATGATAAAGATAATGCTGCCAAACTTTTGAAAGTAATGGCAAAATTAAACAAACGTCAGAGTGACCCAGTTATTAAAGCTTTACAATCAAAAATCGACCAATTAGAAAGTAAAGAAAATGAAAAAACTCTTATTGAAACTTATAAATCAGAATGGAATGATTTTCAAAAAGACCTTGGAAAAGAATTTCCTGATTTAAGTAAAGAAGATTCGAGAAAAGTTTCTGAACTTATGTATACACTTTCTCATACACCTGGTATTGGAGGTGTTGAATATGTTGATATTGATGGTAAACGAAAACTAAATCCTTACGACCTTAGTTATATCTTTTATAAAAATCGTGATAAATTTGAAGAAGTTGTGTCAGGTAAAAAGGTAAAAGGTATGGAAGTTAGTCGTACAAGAGGCGCGACATACAAAGAACCTAATAAGTCAGGAGACTCAAAACCATTAACAAAAGATGCTCCAGTTTCTGATATTATGAAACGAGATCAAGAAATGAGACTCACTGAATCAAGACGCAATTCTCTTCGAGAGGGTGGAAACAATCGAATCTAGTTATCTTAATGGGAATTATAATTTTTAATTTAAACCGACCTAATTATGAATCCCAACCCTAACACACTCGATTTTAAACAGACATGGGAAGAAATGTACGAAATTGTACATTGGAAAGTTCCCGCATATAAAGCTATTGCCGATGAATCTTTCAAAGACATTCTAGAAAAAGGTCAGGTACTTCACCGAACTTTTGGTTCAGACTTTGTAGTTGAAAACATGGGTGGAGATGGTGGATACAACAACCAAGCATGGACAGATACTGATGAAACTTTGACCGTTAACTACGTTAAAGATTCTTCATTCTATGTTAAAAAGCTTGATAAGTTGCAGTATGACAAACCAGAACAGCAGCATTACGCACGACAGTCAATGAACGCACTTTTCTTGCAAATGGATTCAGATGTACTTGGTACAGCTTTCCAAGGAGCAGGTTCAGTCGTTGATGACGGTGCTCTTGGAGGAGTTCCAGGAAATGGAATTACTCTTACTGTTGGTAACGTAATGGCAGTTTGTGCACAAGCTGAACAAGCTCTTCGATTGGCTAACGTGATCTATGATCCATCAGCACAATTCACCGGAGACTTTAAACTTGATCGAACAAAGAACATGCCAGTTGCTATCATTTCTGCCCAGTTCTACTCAATCTTGCTCCAATTCCTTGGAGGTAAGACAACTGAACTCGGAGACAATGTTTCAATTTCTGGATACGTTGGTAAGTACTTTGGATTTAACTTGTACTGTTCAAACAACCTTGCTTGGACAGGACAACTTTCTCTAGCTACAAACCCAACAGCAGGTGATACTTTCTCATTCCTTTACGGAATCAATAACGTAATTGGAGGAACACCAGTAAGTCAGGTTATTACATTTACAATGGTTTCAACTCTTACAGCATCAGCAGCTGGAAGTATTTTGATTGGAGGTTCAGCATCAGCTACAGTTGCAAACATTGTTGCAGCACTTAATGCTCCATTTACATCAAGTGGTACTTATAATCCATTGGTTTATAGTTCATTGACAACAACACAGAAGAAATTCTTTGGAAATCCTTCAAACGGAGGACCTGGAAACTTCTCTGCTGCAATTAACGGAACTACAAACACTATTGTTAACGTTCAGTCAAACGGACAAGGAAACGTTCCAGTTTCACAATCTATGACTGCTTCTGGAAATGCTTGGACAACAACACAACAGAAACAGCACTGTCTCTTCGGTGTTACAAAATCAATTTCAGTGGTACTCCAATACGGACCATACCTTGAAATCGTTCAGTCAAATCCAGCAGCTGGTTCAGGTAATTCAGGTCGTATCGGATGGGACTTTGTTACATGGATGACGTACGGAATTAAAGTATTTAATGATCAGTCACCAATGCTTGTTGACGTTCAGATCAATACTACACAGTTCACTACAAACCCAGTTAACACATTTGTTTAATAGCTAATCAGTTATCTTAATTGATAACTCAACACCATGAGTACACTTCAAAAAGTAATCGCTGGTATTGTTGCGTTAGCTCTTATTGTTCTCGTTGTTATTGGATTCACTCATAAAAGTGCAACCCTTGGCGATGCAACAGTAAGTAATTATCCCACTTGGTATTACAATGGAATTGTAATTGGAAAGGATAACAGTTTGCTTACTAATCTTGATTTTGGACAATGTTCAGTATTGGGACAAGTAAGCATTGCTACTGCTCACAGTGAATCTGTAACCTGTTCAGTGCCAAAAGCACTTGCAGGAGACAAAGTAGTTGTAACATCAACTAATGCGAGTGTTGGATCTTCAACAGCAGGATTTGTTATTTCAGCAGCTTCGGTTGCTACATCAGGAACCATCTCAATGACACTTTCAAATGTCTCAGGTACTACTGCTACTCCTGCTATTGGTCCCGTAAACTACGTATTATTGCGATAATGACTCTACTCGGGGGGTTTATACCCCTCGAGATAGGGTCGTTAACTATTAGCAACCCTCAACCATAACCACTATGAAAAAAATCTTTAATTTAACTTCAATTTCGATTATTGCCTCTACTGCGATCTTTATTGTGGGTATCCATTTCGTTTGGAATATTTCAAATATCCCAACTGCAAGTGCTCAACAAGGGGGTTCAAACTATATTACTAAGATGAACATTTCTACAGGTGTAAGTGTTGCAACATCATCTGTAAACTTGTTACCAGCTTCATCAGGTCGTGTATATGCTGTAATTGTAAATGATGGAACAGAACCTGTTTATTTAAGTATGAACGGAAGTTCTGCTATTCCAAATCAGGGTGTTCGAATTAACCCAAATGGAGGTTCATATGAAATTAACTTCCTTAATCAATATGTCGGAGCAATCAATGCTATTACAGAAACAGGTACATCAAATGTTACTGTAGAAGCATCTCAATAAATTTATGAAAAAGTACAATTTCTTAAAAATCTTATTTTCTTTTATTTTAGGATCGCTTGTACTTACAGGTGCTGGTTTTGCATCTGCATATATTTATAATCCTACTATTAGTGGAGGAGGTGGAGCAGGTAATCCATCTACACCTTTTACGGGAATCCAGTACAACAACTCTGGCTCTTTTGGTGCGGATGCAGATCATACGATTGACCCTTCTACTGGAAATACCACATTAAAAAATACGCTTACAAACGTACCAGGAGTAGCTGGTTTGTATTCTGGTTCTGATTTTCCAGGTTTCCCAGTAACAGTTCCTGGTGCTGGTTCTTATTACATTTTAGATAATGGTGACTATTTGATAAACGGAGATTTTGACCTAACTGGAATCGTTAATGGTCTTAGCTATGGTTCAGTATCTGGACTAATAAACTTTACAAATAATAACCAGGCTATTGCATTTGCTCAACCAGATGGTTCAGGTGGATATGGATATTTTATTCAAACACAAAATGGAACTGGTGGATCATTAGGTTCCGTTTTAGGTCTTTCTAACAGTCAAGCGTTTTTGCAAACAATTGATGGAAATAACAACACTTCCGCAGGTTTAAATGTACAAATGTATGACGCAGATCCAAATAAAAATCTTGCATCTCTACAAAACCAAGATATTTATGGAAACGTAAATTCAATTTATGTAGATAAGTCAGGTTCACATATCAGTCAGGGAATTTCAACATTTAATTTCCCAACAACAGATGGAACAAATGGACAAGTTCTCACTACCGATGGCTCTGGCAACTGGACATTTCAAAACCCATCAGGAGGTTCAGGTTTAATTGGTTGGACAGAAGGTTATGGAACAAACGGAAATGCTTCATTTGGAGATTTTGCTCTTGGAAACACAACACCAGGTGGCCCAGGATACGGTGGAGGTTATGCAAACACAGCGATTGGTGGACAATCTTTATATCAACTTGGAACTGATTCAGGAAGTGGTGGTTCATATTCACGAAACACAGCAGTAGGTTTTGCAGCAATGCCAGGAGTTGTTGCTGGATACCTCAATACAGCAATCGGATACCAAGCAATGAATGGTGTAGTAGATAATACTCACCAAATTTATGGAAACGTATTTGTAGGTTCAGACAGCAGTATTGATGGTTCAGGAGATACAGTAAATGGAGTTTATATCGGAGATAGCATTACAACATCAGAAGGCATTGGAACAGTTGCCATTGGTCAGGCAATCAATGTAGGTGCTGGAGTTTCTGGTTCAGTATGTCTTGGACAAGGAGCAAATTGTAGTCTCAGTGATACATTTTCACTTGCTGATACTATCGGACAAACTCGAATTGCTGGCGTAAATTATGGCTGGCCTGGAACACAAGGATCAACTGGATCGGTTTTAACAAATGATGGTTCTGGAAACCTTAGTTGGAATCTACCTGATTCACAAGTTCCCTCAAATGTAAATTTGATTAACCAAGGAATCGCAGTTGGTTCAATTGTTGTTACTAACGTAACAGTTCCCGCAATTACAACTACTTACCAAGTAGGTGGGTACATGAATATCAATTCTATTACAGGTGGAGCAGATCTTAAATACGAAATAACGTATACAGATGAAAATAATAATGGAAAAGCAATTGATATTATTCCAAGTGAAACAGCAACTGGTGATTATAGTGCAACACCTACAATCATCCGATGTCTTGCAGGTTCATCAATTGGAGTATTTGTAATCAATGCAACAGGGTCGGCCAATGTTGATGTTGGGGCAGTAGTAACCAAATATAACTAATATGAAAAATAAACTCACAAACATATTAAAATATGTATTTCTAGTTTTGATTTCATTGAGTTTTTCAGCAAATTATTCTTTTGCTTATATATATAATCCATCAGGAAATATTTTAGGTGGAGTTGTCCAATCAGTAGTTGCTGGAACAAACGTACAAGTTGATAATACAGACCCACAAAATCCAGTAGTAAGTTCAAGTTTCACTCAAACAGGAAAGTATCTTATTTCAGGAGGTGCTTCATGGTCAGGTACAGGTTATGTATATAACGTTTCGGCATTATCATTCTTCTTTGATGGTAATTATACTGCAAGTCCAACAACAGTTACATTCTCAACTCCGGATTCAACTCATGATCGAATTGATGCCATAGTAGTAAATCAGGCAGGTACGGTAAGTATTATTCAAGGAACACCAGATGCAAATCCAATTGCACCTATTATTCCTGATACGGACCTTTTGGTTCAATATGAAATTGTGGAGGCTGGAACTACTCAACCAACGATTACCCAAGAACCAATTTATGTTGACTATCCTACTGCGAATTGGACACCAACAAATTTTACAGTTTCAGGTACTCCAACTGGGTCAACAAACTTTGCAGCAACAAACAGTTGTTATCAAGGAACCACATGTATTGATAACTTAAGAGACGGAAGAACTGGTGACTTGTTTACAAGAGCATCAAATATTACCTTATCGAATTACACAGTACTTACTGAGTGGGTTCGATTTACTTCTCCGATTGCTGCAAATAAATCGTTAAATATAAATTGGCAAACTTCTACAGGTTCAAATGTTGGAGGTACTCTAAGTTTGTTTAACTACGGAGTATCAAGAAATATTGTAAATACATGGCAACAAGCAATTATTCCAATTACAGCATTTGGATCAATTACACAGGCTGAAAAATTACGAGAAATAATGGCTGGTGGTACAAATGGTATGAATGTTGAATGGGATTTAGACTACATTATTTTGGCAAATAGCGCAGTTCCACAAGGTAATGCACCAACTATTGCAATTCAAAATACAGGAACTCCTGTAGCTTCTCAAGGAACAATTAACTTTATTCCGCCTACAGGGCAATCAAATGTAATTACAAATAATGCAACAAATAATCGAGTTAATGTAACTCTAAATAGCACAAGTTTGTTTGACACTGGAACGCCAGTATCAACACAAATTCCAATTTATACAGGGACTGGATATGGAGTAACTTCAACACCAAACTTCAATTACAACACAAGTACTGATGCTTTCGACTTTGGAAGTCATGGTACAGGTGCTCAATTGGAAGGAGACTCAACAGGTACATATTTCTACGGCCCACAGTATAATTTCCAAGCTGGATCAGCTGAACCACTTTATATGGCATCTGCGGGTGGAAATCCTTTTATATCAGTGGGAGATAATGGTGCAACAGGAAATGGTACGAAATTAATGGTAATTGATTCAATCAATGCAACAGAATCTACCAAGGATTTGTATGTAAATAATGCTGCATATGGTCTAGTTCTAAAAGATACAGTTGGCGGAGCTTGTTATCGAATCCAAATTACTAGCGGACTATTAGTTCCATCGGCAATAACATGCCCATAATCATTATGAAAAAATATCTTTCACTTATTGCAATCATAGCCATCTTGCTCGGAGGATTCTCATTTGCACACGCATCAGGAATTTCTTGGGCAAATATTCGAAAGCCAATAGATAACACACTCGGGGTGCTAACTAGTCAGACTGTTGATACAGTCAATGGTTTAGAAATCGAAGTTGACACATATACCAATTCTTCAAACATTACTACCCAAAAAACCTTTACAGTATCAAAAGCATATTACGCATCTGATATTGCACAGGCACAGGCAAAAATTACAAGACTACAAGCAAAAATTGCCAAAGAGCAAGCTTTATCGGCTCAACTTATTTCGTAGTACTGTAGGGCAACCAATTTATTTGGTTTCCCTATCAGTCTTATGATAAAGACTGTTTAATAATTATGGAGGAACCTTATTCAAAACGAGAACTAGATAACTTTTTTGGTGGTATTTCAGATCACCTAAAAACACAAGATGAAATTCTTGTGAGAATTGAAGACCAAACAAAAAAAACCAATGGTCGTGTTACAAGACTTGAAGATTGGTCCGTAGATGCCAAAAAGATTATTGAAAGTTCTGCAAAAATGATTGCTAATGTTGATAAAGATTACGAAAAATCAAAAGTTCGTATGTATACGGCACTAGGAGTCCTTATTTTTTGTGCAGCAACCATTGCAAGTCTATCTGTTATGGCGGCTAAAAGTTTTATTAAACAACAAATACAAAATGGGTTTAGTTCCATAGAAAAGCGATATAATATTAATGTAGATAACTAACTATGAAAAAAAATATTTTGCTTACTAGAAAACCAAAAGGTACAATAACTTTGAAAAGTAAATCAGTTAATGTTCCAGGAAAAGATGCTGATAGGTTAGTGGTTACAAGAAAGTCAAAGAATAAATACGCTTAAATTATTAATTATTTACTTTAAATATATGTACGGAAAAGGATTACAAAAACTTCCAGTTGATACAAGAGATTACTCTCATCATGAAAACTTTGGATCGCTCGGAGCGAGTAGTCTTCCAGTAAAAGACTTTACTATTTACGATAGTTTTACATATACTGTACAAAAAGGTGATACTTTGTCTGCAATTGCAGTTAAATTTGGAACTTCTGTTGCAAATATCTGTTTTTTAAACAAAATATCAAACCCAAATCTTATATTTATAGGACAAAATTTGGTTTTTTCTGCAATGAACCCGACAATTCTTAACCAAGTAGCTTTAGATTTTTGCACCTCTTATTCTATTGCTGAAATACAAAACGCTATGTGGGGTATTCCATTTGATCCTCTATATCAAATGGCAAAAATATTCCAATTAATGGGTAGTTATTTAGGATATGGGGCTAATATACGAACTGCATGCCTCTCAGTCCTCAAATTTGGCTCATTACAGGCTAATTTGGCACCGTATCGTTACTCTGGCTCATTATCTGATCCGTCACGTGAATTTTTGGCAAATTGGGCCAACTATCCTACAGGATTAGATTCTTTAGCAAATAAATTTAGAGACTTATCGTTTTTTAATGTAGATGGTACAAATGATTTTTTTGATAATATACGTTCTGCCTTATATTTACATAAACAACAAAGACAGGGTGTGCTTATAGGTCTTGTATGGCATCCAGAGTGGACAGAGGTACCAAATGGTATTATCCCTGATCAAATGCCAACTTCAATGGGAGAGGGTCATGCTATGATGTGGGTAGGACAAAAGACTATTAACGGTAATCTTTACATTGTTGCACAACAAACATGGGGTCCAAATGCTGGTGATAAGGGGTTCTATTATTTCCCTAGAAGTATTGTTAACCAAATAGGAAATCAAGGATTCGGTGCATTTATTTTTAGTCGCTTTGATAAGTCAGGGATTACAAATCAAACTTTTTTCGGGTCGTTTTTAGAATCAATTAAGTCATTTTTAGGTATATGACACCACAAACAGGACAAGATTTATTAAACTTTGTTACCAGTATTTTAGGAGGTCAGTCTCCAAGTCCTTCATATATTTTACAATTGATTAATATTGAACGTCAGATTATTGAAAATATGAAGCCTTGGAAAGTTCTAATTGCTTTAAATAATGAAGTAACTATTGATGGAACAAATACATGGCAAACACCAATTCCTCTTCCTAAAAAGAATAGTTCTACTGGAGAAGATGTCGATTTTGTTCGGTGGATGAATGAGGGATCAGTACTTCTTTTTAATGGAAATCTTGATGTGGAAGATATTACAGAAGTTCCATACGAAGCACTGCTTGATTACCAATTCCAGTATGGTCGCTATGCAGTAGACTATGGTGCTGGAAATATGTATTTCACAGGTATAATTCCTAGTACCTATCAAGTTTATATGTATTTTATTGCTGATTATGGAGACATTCAACTTACAACAACATGGAAACACTTTCCATCAAGGTTTGCAAAAATTCTTGCATTCAGAGCCGCTGCAAGATGGAGGCTTGGCACAAGTTATGACGATGTTGCAGCAAGAAATGCTGATGATAACTATAAAGCTGGACAGGCACTGTATGAAGCAATGGATAACTGGGATACAGAACTTAATATTGCTTCTTATAATGCAGTAGATTATAAAAATGATAGGTACCCTGGAATTGTTGGAGGTGCTGGAAATGGATCCAACTTTAATTGGTGGGGTCAGAGATGGGGACCAATGTAAAATGTATGGCAAAAAAATCATCATCAAAACCTATTCCAAACTTCATTATTGGAGATGGAAAAAAGAATCTTTGGAGTGGTCTAAACACTGCTGTTAAAGATATTCGTTTTTTACAACCTGGAGAAACTTTTGACTCTCTAAACTGGATTACTGGTCGTGATCGAGACCATATTGAACTCCGAAGAGGTAAGTTTTTATTAGGAAAAACAACAAGAAATGTTACTGGTGCATCAGTGACAGGTTTAGGTGTTGGTGTAACCAACTCTGGTCAACAAGTGCCTTTTTATACTTATGCTGAAAAAATAAATTTTTATAATTCATTAACTAATGATACTCAAGAGGTTAACACTACTGATATTCTCGGAAGTTATGCAAATGGAGAAAATACATCAATCATTTCTTACCAAAACTTGGCAGGTGCTTTTGTATATGTAAGTTCTCCACATTCATCTATTTATAAAATTGCTACTTGTGCACCAGAATATGTTTCTGATCAAGGAAATGATCTATCTTTAGCTCCAAATCAGTACGGTGAAGTGCAAAATTTCCATTTTGGATTTACGAGAATTGATGATTCACGAATGTATGCTATGAACCGATATGGTCGCGCTCAAGGTTCACAGGACCAAACTGGTTTATATGTTTCGCATTTAGATAGACAAGAATTAGGCGATTTTGGAAATCGAATGACTGCTGATAATCCTCATTTTACTATGACCCAACATGCAACTGGTGGAAACATAGGAAATGGAATTTACTATTTTGTTATGACAATGGTTGGACCAGAAGGTGTGGAAACTTTACAGGGTCCAGAAGAAAATATTACAATTTCAGGAACAGGCATATCGTCAATTACATTTACTTTTCAAAACGTTGCAGGTGCTACACAATATAATATTTATGGAAGCACTACTTCTGGTTCTTATTTATCACCATCACTTGCACAAACAATCTATCCAAATCCAAATGGAAACAACACATTTACATTAACCTCTACTACTTTTAATAACGGTCAACCGCCATCTTCTACTTTGCAAAAAACTGCAAGTAACACAGGAGTTGGAAACGGCACGACAAAGACTTTTTCTGGTACTCTTGATAGTTTTGTAAACCCAGTGACACCTTTTGGATTAATCGTTACTGATGGAATTGAATATTTTGTTGATAACAAAAATGGTATATTAGTCGGGAGTTTGGGAGGTACTGGAACTATTAACTATATAACAGCAGCATATTCAGTTACATTTAATACAGCTCCGTCAAACGGAGTCTTAATTACGAACTCTTTCTATCTTGAAAACGCTACACAAGGAGGTATTCTTGATTTTACTCCTAATTTTAGTGTTGATTCAAATGGAAATTTGGTGGATCCAGGAAGTGCAATAACTTTTCGTCAAGATGATGGAGGTGGAGATGCACAAGCAGTATTTCCATTTAATGCGGTAGAATACGCTTTTCATATATTAAGATCATGGCAAACAACAGTGGATGATTTTAATAAACGATCAAATGGAGGACCTTCAACAAGTAATCAAAGTTATTTTGAACAAATAGGTATACCGTCTCCAAGAGCGGCTTTTCCTACTGGACAAGGTATTATCTTTTTAAATAATGCTATTCCATCTCAACCGACTGTATCAATTCTTACAATTCCTCCAGGTTCTACCAACTTAACAGTTGTACCTGTTTCAAATTCAGATCAATTGGATCTTTCTGGTTACAATGTTGATCAATGCTGTATTTTTAGATGGTATGATTACGATATTGTTTGTTTTAGAAACTATACTAATGGTCAAGTAGATACTTTTAATGATGTTACTTTCATTAGAAATATTATTTCTGGAAAATGGGATAGATTAGATTACACAATTAACTGTATGGCGGACTTTAATGGATTATTACTAGGAGGAGATTCTCAATCAGTTAATGTTTTTGAATTATTTTCTGGTTTTGATGATAACCAAAATAAGATTAATAACTACTATAATACAAGTCCGCAAAACCTTGGATTAGACGGTCTTAAAACTGTTGGTTTTATACATATGAGTGGACTTATTTCAAAAAGTCAAAAACTAAAAGTATCATATTCTCTTGATGGTTCGAACTATACATATTTGTACACAATTGATGGTAGTGGAAGTTATGTAAATCAAGGTTCCCCTGTTACAATTGGATCTAGAATGGTTGGTTCTAATGTAGTAGGTGGAGGTAATGGGTCTGGCCCACTTCAATCGACATATGCAAACAGATATGAACTAGATATACCAATTCAAACAGATTTATTTGAATATATCTCACTTCGATTTGAAGCTGTTGATATAGGATATGTTTCTATTGATAGAGCTGGGTATAAAGATATTCGATATAAACGAATGCGATTGCTTTATTACGAAGATTTGCAAATTAATTCACCATCAAGTTAATTAATGCTAGTATTAAAATAACTATATGACATTACAAATCCCACAAACTCCACCATTATTCTCAACTTCTCTTGCTGCCCAGTTAGGAGCATCGGATTCTTTTTGTGTGTTGGCAAGTTCTGCAATGATCAATGGAGTTGCATTAACAGGACTTATTTCCGGATCTATTGATATTGGACAACCAAATCCTGAATATTTTATTGGTACTATTTCAGGAAATACGGTTACTTTTAGTGTACGTGGATGTGACCCATTAAATCCAACAACTAGCGATTCATCATTAATATCTTTGCATAGACTTGGTGCATCCGTAACAATTACTGACTATGTTTCTATTGGAATGTTAGTTAACATTTTAAACGGTGTTACACCTATTGACAATATTCTTTCTTACGCAGCACTTCAAACTTTTATTCCTAATTCTCCTCAAATCCCAGATGTTGGGTATGTAAATGTTCAAGATCAGCTTATTCTGCAACAAGCAGAAGCATTTGCGGAGATTCTTATTGCATCACAGGGATCTTCTGGAAAACCTTTATCATTTGCAACATTTACTATTGAAAATTACGAAAATCCATCAGAAGGGTTCTATTCAGGTACTGTAACTTTTAACAAACAGACTGCAACTAATGGAGGAAACTTCTTAATTCAATCTTCTACTCAAAATATTCAAATTAGAAACTATCTAACAGATTGGTCATTTGCAATTGATGTTGTTGCATATGCAATTATTGGAACATTAATTTATGTTCAGCTTACTGATGGTACAAATTATCGAGTATATGAATATGATACTACTAATTTAGCTTTGGGTGGTACTTTATGTACAGGAATTACTTTTGGAACACAATCAGGAGTCAAAATGACATCTGATGGTGAAAGTTTGTTCTTCAACTATAATTCAGGTAACTCTACAAATGATTATGAGATTGATAAGTATAGTGTTGCAGGAAATGCACTTACTTTTGTATCAACAACAAATCTTGGATCAGCAGTTGGAGTAGCAATACTATTTTTAGTAGATTCAGCAGGTAACTACTACGGTTTTAGCTCATCTAATATTGTTAAACAGTACAACTCTTTTGGAATACTACAGCAGACTACTGCTAGTTATCCAATTAATCAAAAAGTATTAAATTGGAGTGATTCAATTTATGGAGAATCTACAAATTCAGATCAGTTTGTACTTCTTGAAATTGTTGGTACTAGTGATTCATTTATTGGAGGAAATACCACTAGTATGGTTGCAGCAAATCAAGTAACTCTTGGAGAACGTGTTGGTGTATCAGATATTATTGGAAATTCTGTAGATCTTGTTTTGAGAAGTAATAAAACACTTACAATCCCAAACTTTACAGGTGCAATTGCAGGAATCCTATTAGATACTAATAAAATAGGTCTACTTTATGTTGATAGTTCAACATCTAATTTGATGTGTGTTGTTTGTACAACAAATAATTTTGGAATGATTGTTACACCAGGAACACCTCAAATTCTTGTTGCATCTGGATCTTTTGATAATAACCTAACATCGGCTACTTCTTATCCAGTTATTATTCAGACAGGTGCAAATCAATTTGCTATTGGATACACTCATTCAGGAGCATTTAATGTTATTTGTGCAACTGTTTCAGGTACGGTAATTACAATAGGTACACCTGTAACTGCATATACCGATGCCAATGAGGTTTCTAATGCAAAATTGGTACTTGTAGACGTAAACAAAATTTTGGCTTTTTCAAATGGTTTATCACGCTCAAATTATATTATTGGTACAATATCTGGAACTGTGCCAACATTTGGAACAAAACAGACTGATTCTACATATTTTCTTACAGATTCATCATTTGCAAACTTTATTCAATCATCTGCTAGTATTGTTGTTCAGGGTGGATATGATTACTCTACAACAAGTGCTGCTGCACGAGTTTTGACTGTTTCAGGAACAGTAATTTCATTTGGCACAGTACTTACATCTGGAATTGGAGGAGGAACAATCTCATTTCCAGGAAATATGGTTCAAATTAGTCCAACAACATATGCATTTAGTACAGTAGGAAGTAATTCAGCAAGTTATGGGTTTAGAATCTGGTTTATTACAATTTCAGGAACAACAGTTTCAAATCTTATTCAACAGAATGTACCTATGGGTAATGTAAATACTTATTACTCACAATGTTTGGTATATAATGGAAAAGTATATGGATTTTCTAACCAAGATGATGCTAATAACTCTGGAAATAGACCATGTTACCAATTTACTTACTCTGGAGGATCTTCATCTTCAAATGATGGAGTAGCATCACTTTCTACAACTTTTGGACAGATTCTTGTAAATCTAGGAAATTACTTTATTGGATTTTCTGGTACATCGTTTATAATGTCAGGAGTATCAACACTTTCCTTCTTAGGATATGCACAGCGTGCAGTATCTGCTGGAAGCAAAACTCTTATACTTATTGGTGGTGTTGATCCAAACCAGTCAAATCTTATTCCCGGTGAGACTTATGTCGTTGGGGCAAATGGTACACTTTCTATAGGAGCAACGGGTGAACCATATTCAGCCGGAAAAGCAATTAGTAGAAATGCGATAGCATATTCAGTATAATCCTATGATTTACACACCTACAACAAATCAGAGTCCTGTTTATGGCCAAAGCGGTCCAAGTGTTGCATCGCTTCAAACTTCGCTTAACCAAAAATTAAAAAATACACCAGGATTCACACCTCTTGCAGTAGATTCCAAATATGGACCTCTTACAAAAGCGGCTTATGATATGTCAAATAAACCTGCTCAACCAGACCCTAATTTGTTACCTCGATCAGCACCGTCTTCTGCACCAGCACCACAAACATCTCCTACGCTAAACCAACCAACTCCTGAAAGCCCTACAACTCCAAAAACAGATCCATATACAGACTTAATTAATACAGCAAAAGCTTCTTTGCTTGCAACTACAAATGCATATTCAGATAACTTAAAATACGCAGTAGGTGAAACACCTGGTGTTGGTGGTACTCCAAACGAAGCTGCAACAATACAAAATGCAAGAGCAAATGCAGATTCTAACCGTGCATCTGCTATTACTAATGAAATTCAAAATATTGTTAACCTTACCGCAGCAGATCAATCCCAAGCAGCTGCTTCTATTAAAACTCTTGCACAAAATCATATGGATTGGAGTGCTTTTAAAACACAAGATCCAACAAGTTACAATAAACTAGTACAAGCAACAGGTGGTGATCCAAATATTACTGATGCAATGTTTGCTACTAGTATTCCTCCTCAAAATATTCAACAAACTTGGATTACTGGAAGTACTTATAACCAACTTGTAACTGATCCAATTACAGGAAAACCATCAGTTCAATCTTACGATTTAGGTGTTACATTACCACAAAGTTGGACACAAGAAAAAATCGGCACAAATGCCGTTATTTACCATGCTGCAAATTGGAATCCAAATGATCCAACCACATATCAAATTTTTGGTGTAAATCCTTTAACTGGTATTCCAACGGCTCAAATTGGAGGTTCTCCAAATCCAACAGCACAGCAATCAGATAACTCTTCTGCTGTTCCAAACTATATTTCTAAACTTGCAACTCAAGGTGTTACAGCAAATCCTAGCGATTCACTTGCAACATTTATTAGTGATCCTAATAATCTTAATGCTCTTGTACAAGCTGCAATTCAAAACGAGGGAGGTACACCTCAAGGGGCAAATAATCCTGGAAATGTAAAATTTGCTAATCAACCAGGTGCTACAATTGGAAAACCTGCATCTGATGGGGGAAATTTTGCTAACTTCGACACCCCTGAAAATGGATTAAAAGCAATTGCCTCAACATATCAAAATCTTGCAAGTCAAGGATTATCTCTTGGTGATGCAATTTCAAAATATACAAATACTAGTAATTCTTCTACATCAAACACTGATACTTCACAGTATGGATTACTTGCAAAAGTTCCTGGATTCAATCCCCAATCATCTGACGGTGTTGATAAGACAGCAGGAAATTATTTACGAGAATACCTAACACAAGGTAAAATACCATCAGCATCGAGTCTTGGAATATCTACTCGGTCTGGGAGTGGTGGCGTACTAAATACAATTGCAGATAAAGCTGGCGCTCTCTATAAACAAGCAACTGGACATAACTTACCAAATGCAGATTTACTTTCAACAAATTTGAGCCTTATTTCTGATAATAATAAATTATTAAATAATCTTAATTTACAAACAGGAACAATTGGAAGCAATATTAAACTTTTGCAAAAAAACATACAGAATAATAATGTAAATACTTCTGCTCCAGCAATTAACAAAATTGTTAATGCTCTTGCAACTGCATCAGGAAATGCTTCTGTTGCACAGTATTTAGCTCAAAATGAAACAATTAAAAATGAACTAGCTAGTTTGCTTTCTGTTAAAAATGCCTCAGGAACCACGGTTGCAGATAAACTTTCAGCAACTGATGTTCTTCCAAGTGGTGCAACGTCAGATCAAATTAGTGCAATTGTAAATACATTACTTAAAGAAGCTCAAAATCAATCAAGTTCAATTGCGACACAAAATGCACAGCTTTATATTAAAACAGATGAATTAGGAATGAATCCTGATAATCCTGTAAACCAAACCATCAATCTAGTTGATACTGATGGGAACGTATATACGGTTCAACCTGGAACTTATACACCGGATCAACTATCTCAAGCATTTGACCAGGGATATACAATAGAAGCTTCACAATAAACTTATGGCAAATACTCCTTTCAGTATAAATGTACCTGGTGTTACACCAGCTCAAAAAGGAACACAGACACCTGATCAACCAGGTTCTTTGCCTTCTCAAAATTCATTTAGTATAAGTGTTCCAGGAGTTACACAAATTAAAAAATCTGATACTACAACAACAAATCCAAAAGTGGAACCATTTTTAGGTTCTCAAACTTTAGGAAATGCAAAAAATTCAGTAACCAACTTTTTTCAAAAACCAGTTGTCAAAGGTGCTATACAGTCACAATATCCATTAGCATCTCAAGTTGCATATAATGCAAAACCGATTGCTCAAAATGTGGCCCCTGTCGCTTTCGATATTGGACAAAAAAAATCACCTGAACAAATTGCTGGTGATGTTGTTTCTACTGGAACTAACCTAGCATTAGCTGGTTCAATGTTATTTGGAAATGAGGCGGCACCTGCTGAGATTCCTGCTGCTGATGCAGCAGTAAAGGGTGGATTGGAAAAAATCATAGGAAAGGTTGCAACAGGTGGGACTGCGTATGGAGCAGCACAAGGTCTTGCTACTGGACTACAAAATAAACAAGGAGTTGGTGGTGTTGTTGGGAGTACTGTTTTAGGTGGTGTGTTAGGAAAAGGACTAGAATATGCTGGTGGAAAGGTTCTTGATACAATTGCAAATTGGGGAAAACCAGCTGCTGTCGGTGAAAAATCAATAACAACTAAATTGTTTGGTGAAGAAGCTGGACAAAGATCAGTTGCAAAATCAGATCCGATTGCTAAAGAGTTTCAGGCTGGAAAACGTACACTTGCAGATACTGGATCAAAAATTAAGTCAGCAATTAAGGCATTTTCTCAAAATGGAACCAAAGCATTAAATGCTGTTTTTGATAAATTACCAAATGATATTGCATTTAAGTCACAAGATATTGTAAACTCCGTAAATAGTGCAATGGAAAAAGTTGTTGGAAGTTTAGAAAAAACATCTGGTGCTGGAGCTAATGGACTAAAAAATATAAGTGATTTAATTACAAAAACAAAATTTACTCCTGACGAACAAAAAGTTGTTCAAAATATGGTTGAAAAAATTAATTCATGGACTAACAATACACCTCGTGGAATTGCAGAACTCAGACGAGTTTTGTATGATCAATTTAATCGAGGGGATGGATCATTATCTGATAAAGTGGTTAGATCAGTAAATAATGAATTAAAAAACTTAATATCGTCTTCATCAAAAGAGTATGGGCCAGCTCTTGCAAAAGCAGTTGAAAATATTGATAAGGTAAATTCTGCAACAAGAGCATTTATTGATAGAAATGGTAATATTATTGAATCTAGAATAGCCTCATTTGCTAAAAAGTTATCAGATCCAGCATTGGCTGCTGATCAAAAAGCATTAATGAAGCAAATTTTTGGAGATTCTTTTAGTCAAATTGAAAAAGAATTGCAAGGCTTTAATAATTATAAGATACTTCAAAAAATTAAAGACCCTGGAATTGTAAAGAAAGCTGCACTTGCAGGAGGAATTATTGCTGGTTTAGGAACAGCTTATGAAGGAGTAAAAAGTAAACTTGGTTTATAGTTAGAAAATCTTAACTAGATCACTAAAAAGCCATAGTGAGACAGAGATTCCTAGAAGAAATAAGATTATTTGAATCATTTTATTAAAATACCATACCTATGAAAAAATTACAAGACATCCTCTCAAAAAAGAAAATAAAAGGCTCAGATTTTGATGGAGTAATTACTGCTGGTATTATTCCTGAAAAAGGAACAATTATACTTACTGGTCGTCCTAAAGAGGATGAAGAATTTGTGCGTGAACATTTAGAACATAATAATGAAATTTATTTTTTCCCAGACCAAGATAAAATTGATGGAAAGTTGAGTAAAGACAAACTTGTAGGAACTTGGAAAGGTGAAATGATTAAAAAACTTGGAATTACAAGCTTTATTGATGATACTGAAAAACAACTTGAAATAATACAAAAAATTAATCCAAATATTGAGTTGTTACACGTGAAACAAGAAGATCCTGTTATTGAAAACGTTAAACAATCTTTAAAACCATCATCAGAAGTAACTGCTTGTGTTATTGACTATGGAACATTTATTTGCCTAGCTGAAAAACTTGGTGAGACTTTTAAAAAGGTTTACTACTATACACCAACTTCAAAAGAGTATTATTCTATTGAAGACAGTGTTAAAGCAACAGGCCTTAAAACAGTTGAGCGAGTTGAAGATATTTTTGAACCAAAGTTTATAGAAAAAATTGATTTGTTTATCTTTCCAGATATTGGTTATGAAGGACTCCAAAAGCACCTTAAAAGCCTAGGAAAAGCAGTTTGGGGTAATATGGGTGCTGATGAATTAGAACTCTTTAGAGATCACTTTTTGAACGTTTTAAAGGAGTTAGGACTACCTACCATTCATTCTGAAAAAATTGTAGGTTTGGATAAACTTCGAGAATATCTAAAAACAGTAAAAAACAAATATATTAAAGTAAATAAATATCGTGGAAATATGGAGACTTTTCACCATATTGACTCTGACCATAGTGACCCAGAACTTGATCGTCTTGATATTCAATTCGGTGGACTTTCCAATGAAATTGTATTTATTGTTCAAGACCATATTGATACTGATGTTGAAACAGGTGCAGACCTCTGGTGTATTGATGGTAAATTTCCATCAAAATGCTCACAAGGGTATGAGAAAAAAAATGAGCTATATTTAGCATCACTTATTGATTATGATAAACTACCAGAAGTAGTAAAAGTAGTAAATGAAAAGCTTGCACCTCTTCTCAAAAAATTTAACTATCGTAATTTTATGGCAACTGAAATTAGAGTAAAGGATGGAGTTCCATATTTTATTGATCCAACCATGAGAATGCCCGGACAATCTGGTGAACAGCTTCTTGAAACATGTACAAACCTTGCTGATGTTATTTGGAATGGTGCAAATGGTGAGGTTATTGATCCTGAATTTAAATATAAGTTTTCAGCGGCTGCAACTATGCATTACACAGCGGGAGGTGAGTGGAGTGTACTTAAAGTACCTGAAAAGATTCGAAAATGGGTAAAACTATACCACTATTGTGAAAGAGATGGATTATGTCATTTTCCACCAAAATCAAATGACGAGCTTGGAGTAGTTCTTGGAGTTTCAAATACTATTGATGGTGCTATTGATAGACTTAAAGAACATTTGAAAGAAATGAAGGGTGAATCTATTGATTGCAATCTACAAGGTTTTGTAGAATTATTAAAAGATATTGAAGAAGCAGAAGATCACGGAATTAAATTCAGTAATAAAAAAGTTCCAGATCCAAAATCTGTTGTATGATTGAGATATTTAAATTTATTTTTGTACTTATTATATCGGCTTGCTTAGATAGTTGTTGGACTTTTGCAATAAATTATACAAATAAAAGAAGTCCTACTATTGCTTCAATTTGGACAGGTTTAGGATATTTACTTGCATCTCTTAATATTATTGAGTATGTATCTGATCCCAAACTTATTATTGCTGTTGTAATAGGGGCTTCTTTAGGTTGCTTTTTTACAATAAAATACTTACAATAGCAATATGCAAACATACTCAATTGCTTACAATCCAGCTTACTCAAAATCTTTCAATATGGCAGTTTCAAATACCCTATTTTATGAGGGTGGATATACCCTAGACCCTAAAGATTCAGGAGGGGAAACAAACTTTGGAATTTCTAAAAGATCGTATCCTAGTTTAGACATTAAAAACCTAACAAAAGATCAAGCAGTTTTAATCTACTACAATGATTTCTGGAAAAAGATACAAGGAGATGCAATGCCAATATCTCTTGCATTTAATGTTTTTGATGAAGCTGTTAATACGGGTGTTGGAGAGGCTATTCAAATGCTTCAAAAAAGTCTTAATGTGAAAGCTGATGGAGTAATTGGTCCAAATACATTAAATGCAATGAATAATGCTACAAATGATAATGTTATTCACTTTGGCACACTTAGAGTACTTTACTATTTCTCTTGTTCACAATATGCTATATATGGACCAAGTAATTGGATACCAAGAGCTATTGGTACTCTTATAAAAAGTATGGCACAATAGTTTTATTATTATTAAAATAAAAACTTATGATCAATCAAACAACAAAGCAGCTAGTAGAGCGATTTATAGTACATGTACTTCTAATTATGCTCGCAGCAGGGTTTATGTATGTTGAACAGTGGATCTCAGGGCAAAATTTTGGAGCATATCAAGCTTTGGCAGTATCAGCAAACGCAATTTTATTTAACTTTGTTGAAAAGTTTTTTGTATCACAGGGAATCGAGTTGCCACCTGGTACTGTTCTAGCTCAAGCAGAAAGTAGTTCAAATTCTCAGAACTCTTAATAATTTGAATATATAAAAACCACCTTCATCAGGTGGTTTTCTGTTAGAGCGTATTGCTCCCAGAATGGTTGAAAGTATTACCAGAAAAGTTAGCATGGTTATTGTATTTATTGACTGAAAATTGTGTTGGTAGTTTTTCGATAGAAGTTTTATTACATGTGGCACATATACAAACCCTAACTAAAGAATTACCAAAACTAGTAGCCTGTTGTACAACTTCACCATAACGATTTTCCTGACATGTGGTACAAAAAAACATTGATTTTGGTATCATGATTGATCATTTTCGATTTCATTATCAGATGACAAATGCCTAGTAGCGTTTTCTTTGCACACATTACACCTCACAACAGTTACATTCTTTGTCTGTGAGACAATAGATCCTGTGCGAAATGCTTGGCAAATTGGACAGTAGAAACTTGTTGTGTTTAGTTTCATTTTTTGTGTTTTTTGAGTGTGAAAAAATGGGATACGTTGTGACACAAATAGCATTTGAAAGACTGATAGATTTTCCATTTTCCAATGAAATATCCCTTTATTCTTCCATCTTGTTTTTGTTCACAATACGGGCAGTAGTGTGTTGTTTCATGCATTTTAAAGAATTTTTATATAGTATAGCACATTAAGTTATCCACAGTTTAATTTTTGTATACTTGCGTAAGCGTAAACGTAAGACTATACTAGTCATGTCGAATATTATTATTTAAAAGACAAATTATGAAAAAAGAAAACTTAGTTAGAACATTTTGGTCAGTAGAACCAAAAGTAAAAAAGCTTATTGAAAAAAATTATAAGAAAGCAGGATATAAACACGAGGCAGAATTTGTAAGATCAATTTTAGTGGATTATTTCACATTTAATAGCCTCTTAAAATAAAGTATACCACATGAATAGTAAACTTTCACCAGAAAATATTACCGATTGGGAAGAAGACAACGAATACGGATTAGACGAGCTACAGGAAGATGATGATTTCCTTGATTTTATGAAAGATGTTTCAGACGATGAAATGTTTTAAAAGACTATATGTCTAGTTCAAGTTGGAATAATAAATTTTTAAAAGAATCATTTGAAATTTAATTTATGGCAAAAAAACAAGCAAAAAAGGTAGCCAAGAAAGATAGTCAAAAACACGAAATTATTGTACGAGTAGAGTCACAAAGTGTACCTTCTTTAAAAGATATTGAGAAACCTATTGTTGATGGAGGTAAGTACATGATTCCAAAAACATGGATTAGTGAAAAACAAATAATTAGATTAGTTGGAAAGACACCTGCTAATTGTGTTTACACTCGTCCCGGTAAAGGAGGTCAATCATTTCAATATGTTACAGGTAGTTACGTAGATAAAGTGTTAAACTTTACATTTGGTTGGAATTGGGATTTTGAAGTAGTGCAACATGGAAAGGAAGGTAATCAGGTATGGGTACATGGAAAGCTAACAGTTAAAGATGATTTGGGTCATTCAATTATCAAATCTCAGTTTGGAAGATCAGAAATTAAAATGCTTAAAAATGGTACTGGTATGGTCGATTTTGGAAATGACTTAAAGTCAGCTACAACTGATGCCCTTAAAAAGTGTGCATCGCTACTAGGAATTGCTTCTGATATTTATGGAAAAAATGAATTTAAACAGGAAACAGGAGTCAATCTCGTAGAGCAAAATAATGTTCAACAAGTAGAAGAAGAAGTTATGTCTGAATGTCATGAATGTGGTGATCCTATTAATCAACAAGTTGCAGAATATTCTAAAAAGATTTTTGGTAAACCCCTTTGTCGAGCACATCAATTAGAAGCTAAGAAGAAATAATTTATATGTCTAGTAATTTCATTGAATCGTCTCTATATGCTGGAAAAGTAAAAGTAAAATTCTTTCCAGATAGTCACCAGTATTGGGTGAATGGTAAAAGAAAAACAGGGGTTACTACCATTATTGGAATTGTAGATAAAAGTGCACCACTAATGATTTGGGCAGTAGATCTTTCAGTTAATTTTTTACGTGATAAATGGCTTACTAGTCAAGAGTTAACCGAACTTGATTTTCAAGAAGCAACAATTCAACATACTGTTAAAAAAGAACAGGCTGCAACTATTGGTGATGAGGTCCATAAATGGATTGAAAAATATGTTAAAAATGAAAGTCTAGAAATGCCAACACGTCGTGAAGCACAAATTGGAGTGAATGCATTTATTGATTGGGTTAGTGAAAATAAGGTTAAATTTATTTCCTCTGAAAGAGTTGTATATTCAAAAAAGCATGATTTCATTGGAAAAATGGATATTGAAGCTAAGGTAAATGGAAAACTTTGTTTAATTGATATTAAAACATCAGGATCAATTTATAACACGTACTATATGCAAACCGCGGCATATTGTAGAGCTGATGAAGAAGAAACGGGAAAAAAGTATGAGGGGCGTTATATTATTCGTCTTGCAAAGGAAACTGAAAAAGAATATGTAAAACGAATGAGTGAAAAAAATGAAAATCGAATAAGAAAAGGAAATACTTTATTTCAATTTCCTCCATATAAAGTATTTGAAGCAAAATTTTTAGACAATCAAAAAACAAATATGGATCGAGACTACAAAGCTTTCCTAGCGTGCAAATTATTAAAAAAGTGGGAAAAAGAAACTAATACTTTTTATAACTAGTATGAAAAGAGAGCACGATTTTAAAACAAAAAGAAATATTTCTTTTCATTGTGAAATACAACCAAATTCAAAAAAATGTAAAAGGTGTGAAATTAATATTTTTTCAAAAGAACAAAAGTTTGTTTATCATAAAGTTCTTGCGGAATGCACTTACAGAGTTGAATCAAATAGATTTACCAAACAAAAAAAATCATTTTTAAGAGAAAGAAAAGTGTTAAATGATGAGATTACGCATACTGAACCAAGAATTGTAACTCCACTAAATATGCAGGGGCATGATGGTCTATGTCGAATGTGTCAATATGTAAAACATGGTTTGAGTGAGAAAGAAATTATGGTTAGGTTAAATAAAGAACTTCAAGAAAACTATGGAATCATTCCTAAAAGTGATAAACCATTTTTTGATGAATTTATTGAGGAAGAAATAGATATTGTCCTTGACGAAGAAATTATATGAGACCAATACCAAAAAGCTTACTGAAAAAAATGCTCGAAAATCCTTTTTATAAACAATGCTGTATTACTGGAAAAACATCAAAAGATGAAAAAATAGAGCTTCACCATAACCTCATCTTTGCCGGAAAACAAGTAAATGAAGAATTTGCAATATTACCACTTGCAAAATCTATTCACGAAAACATTGTTTATTACAAAAGTATATGTGATTACATTATGTGGTCTCGTGCAACACTAGAACAAATAAAGTTTTACTCAAAAGCAACAGACTACCAGCAATATTATCAACTTCTAAAGAAAAAACATGGCAAATAAAAAAGTAGCGTATGCACTCATTTGCTCAACTTGTAATGAAATAATTGATACTAGTATTTCAATGGCGATCTTTTCAAATAAAACAATGGCGAAAGAAAATATAAAATATCAAAAGGAAAATAATCCAAATTTTGAAGATCACCCATTAGAACTAAAAGTAGTACTTATAACAATCCTATGAGTTCTTTTCCACCAAAAGAAAGATTTATTACTAAAGAACAATTAGAATCTTGGTTTACACCAATTAATCACCATGAAAACACGAGTGAGGTTCGAGAATGCGAGAATGATCTTTCCATCACCAGAAGCGAGACAGGTCTTTTTAGATCATACACTGAAACATCCTGATGCTATTTACTCTATTGAGTTATGGGAAACAAAAAATCAAAGAGGTTGGTTTGAGGGAGGTGTTATTCCATTTATAACACACTATCAAGATGGAATGGATCATCATAATTCAGAAGATAATAAAAAAGTTAGAGAGTGGTTAAAAATGGAGTTTAATCCTGAAATTATATCAATTAATGGAAAATCACATATTCTTGCGGGCACTACAAAAGGTGAACTAAATAATGGTTTTACTGAAAGAGTTCTTGATTGGATGGTTGATCAGGGATATTCGGTAGAATATTTAAACCCTGATATTTATAAAGATTGGAGGGACAGAATTAAGATTTTAGAAGATTGTCCTGATAATTATATTGATTGGTTGATTGCGACTAAAAAAATTATGTGATATAATATAGGCTATAAAGATTGTCGAATCTTTATTTGTTAGCCTTGCACGCTTCCGCATCACTATAACTTACTTGCAAGGCAAGTTATGGTGAGACGAAAGCGCAATAAAATGAGCGTAAAAAGAATGTTTGACAAGACTATTCTAGAAATGGACAATTTCTTGAATATATCTTTATCTGCTAAAGCAATATATTTTCTACTCGGAATGGAAGCTGATGATGAGGGGTTTGTATCTCCCAATAGAATAATTAGATTATATGGTGGAGAAATAGGAGATCTTAAAAATTTAGTTGATGCAGGGCTTATTATCCCATTTCAAAGCGGTGTTGTTGTTATTACCGATTGGAACCAAAATAACTGGCTAGATAAGCGTAGAATTAAGCCTACACAATACCAAAAAGAGAAAAAACTCATTAAATTGACAGAAGATAGAAAGTATGTGCTTAGCAATGGCTTAGCATCGGCGCGGTTAGAGGAGGAGAGGAGAGGAGAGGAGAGGAGAGTACATACACCAACTAAGGTTGGTGAGTGTGTACCAAATGAAACAATCATAGATGATTTTAATGATCTAACCTATGAACCAGTTGATGAGCAAATTTACCCTAATGAATTTGAAAGTTTTTGGAAGCATTATCCAAAGAAAGTTGGAAAAGGTGGTGCATATCGTTCTTGGAAGAAGATTAAACCATCACCAAACTCAAAAAATGGCCTTTTAGAGAAGATTTTGCATAAATTAGGTATACAAGGCCAATCAGTACAATGGAAGCGTGATAATGGGCAATTTATACCACATCCACAAACTTACTTAAATCAAAGACGATGGGAAGATGAAGAATCGGAAACTATTAATAACCAAGTTCAGAAATTCTAAATATGGCAAGAATCATAATTAAGGGAGAAAAAGAACCTATTGTTGTAAGTAATGCAAAAGGAATGATGCTTAGAGAGTTTTATGAGAATCCTAATGTTTTAGACAGTCAAAAAGTTTCTATTGATAATTGGAGCGGTACAAAGGGTGACATTAAAGGAATTTGGATAGATAAACAAGAGGTTATAAAAAAAGCGGTAGTTGATTATGGAATAGAATATCGAAAAGAAAGAGAAGAGTTTTTCTCTCTAACTCCTGATCAAAAAAGTAAATACTTAGCATTTTTTAAAATGGTCTACATGCAATTTACAGGTATTAAACCAGATATTATTACTTTGGAAAAAGCTAAAAAGCTTCAAAAGGATTTCTTTGAAAAATATCCTTCACGAAGAATACCAGATACAAATATTTTCTTTGAACTACTACCAACAGTAAAAGGATCAAAGGGTGTCTTAGGAAATGCTATAAAGTCGATCATTAATCAGGATTATAGAAATCAAAATTCATGGTAAAAAAAATTGGTTACATAGAAGATTTAACACAAGAACAAACAATTTTAAAAATTTTAAAATTTGCAAAACCTAAATGGGTAGATGGTATGACTTTCTTAAATTTACCATCTCCAATTACACAGTATCACGCTCGTATTTGGGGTTTACAACAAAAAGGTTTTGAGATCGAAGGTCGTTTTATAAAAGGTAAAAATTGGAAAGAATACCGATTAATAAAGTAGTATGAAACGAAAACAACTATTCAAATATCCTGACCTTGAACCCAAGCTATCTTATAAAAATAAAACCTACCGTACCAGAAAAACACAAATCATCTGGTTACTCATTATCCTAGCAATCCTAGTAACCATCATTTTTGTATTCCAAAGGTCTGTATCGGCTTACAACTGCGTACAGTCACCAGATAAAGGGTATGTAGAGCGTTACAAATGCGGGGTAGATAATTGTTGCGAGACATTACAAATTAACTAATAATCATTATGAAAATTAAAGCATACCGACACGGAGAAATTTTACTTTTAAAAGTAAAAGAAATTGTAAACGAGTGGTAATTTAAATATATTAAAAACCTTATTAAATAAACTATTATGAATTTCAAACACGGACAAAAAGTAAATTGCACGATACCATCGCAACCGAATAGGGCAATTGAAGAAATGCTCATAAAAAACCTTGACCATTCCGTACAGTTGTTCTGCTGGGAATGCCATTCTCATGGAACTCCTATGCCACATGACAGGGTATGCGGAAACTGCAATGGAGTTGATACAACGATTTATTACCCTGAAAATGCAGTATTCCAGGCACTCGCGGAACAGAAGGAGGGCATCGTGAAGATGATTGAATCGAAGACAAAGAAAGGTTGCACATACCAAGACGATGAAGGTGTCCACGAAAATCATTTATTTCAAGACGACAAAGGATTCAATCGTGCTATCGACGAGATTATCAACGCCCTAAACGACAAGTCACTATGATTTTACCTCTTGAAAAACAAGTATCGTCGCTCGAACTGTCGAAGCGATTGAAAGAACTCGGCGTACCGCAGGAAAGTTTGTTTTATTGGGACAGTAAAGAGAATCTAGTTCCAGGTATAAAGATTGATTGGTCGGATGGCTATGATACGGAAAGATATACCAAGGAGTTTTCCGCCTTCACAGTCGCCGAGCTTGGAAATTACTTCCCTTGGTGGATTCATTCGTACAGGGAACCAGACATGGGAACCCCTGGAAAAGAGCCTTGGGTTTGCACGATGGAAAATTGGTATGACGGGCCTAACGCTTTCAGGGAATTATTTCCTGATCCGAAAGTGTTCACAATTACACATACTCGTGCAGCCACCGAGTCCGACGCACGGGCAAAGATGCTAATTTATTTATTGGAACATAAGCTGATAACACTATGACAACACCATCATAACCAAGTTGCCGAATATCAAGAAATATTAGTAGACGAACCAATTTTACAAAGTTAAGACCCCGCACCCTTCGGCTAATGGGAACAAAGATTTATGGAAAATACAAGAGAAAGAATTGCACAGATAATCGGAGAGGCAAGCATGTTGTGGTCAGAA